GAGTGTGAGTGCTTACGATTCGTATAATGGCGGTTATGTCCAATCAGTGAGTGCTAATATAGGGGTGTAAGTGAGTGCTCACTGGGGTGAGTGAGTGCTTACTAACGCATAGGGGGGGGGTGGTAGCGGCAGGCGGGGGCCGGGTGTTGGAGCCTCGACGCCTACGGGATGATCCACGCCTATTTGCTTTGTAAGTAAGCATTCGCTACCATTCCGCTATGGGCGCATTGGTGAGAGAGGGGTATTCGCGGTTGGACGTGCTGCTGGAGGAGCATGGTGAGGAGTCGTTTCTTCAAGGCATCTGTGGCCGGGTTGCTGAGGGCGAGAGTCCTGACGTGGTGTCGAGGAGTATGGGCTTGCCGTGGCTGGTGGTGAGGAAATGGCTGGAGGATGACGGTAAGCGTGTTGGGTTGCTGGAGTTGGCTAAGCGGTGTTGGGCGGACAGGTTGGTGTGGGATGCGGTAAGTGCTGCGCGGGATGCTGGGGTTGAGGACGTGAGTGTGAGCAAGTTGCAGGCGGACACGTATTTGAAGGTAGCTGCGAAGGCGGACAGGGGTAGTTGGGGAGATGCGAAGGAGGACAGGCGGGACGGGGTGACGGTGGTAGTGCAGAGGGGGGGGGTAGTTTCGCTAGTTGATGGTGGAAGTCAGGGTACCCATATTCAGGAGATACCGGCAGAAAATGTAATGGATGGCGAGTATGCAGATAACGCTGCCGCATAATTGGGAGGCGCGTGGGTATCAGAAGCCTTTATGGGACTATTTGGCTGGTGGTGGGAAGCGCGCGGTTGTCAGTTGGCACCGGCGTAGTGGCAAGGATGCGGTCATGCTGCACCATTCGGCGTGTGCGGCGTTCGAGAGGGTGGGGAATATCTGGTATTTGATGCCGGAGTACAGTCAGTGCAGGAAGGCGCTATGGCAAGCCATCAATCCACACACTGGAAAGTTGAGACTGGACGAGGCGTTTCCGCCTGAGATCAGGGATAGCACGAATCAGCAGGAAATGGGGATACGGCTGAAGAACGGAAGCACGTTCCAGCTTGTCGGTAGTGACAATTTCGACTCATTGGTAGGTTCCACGCCGGTAGGGTTGGTGTTCAGCGAGTACGCACTGAGCAACCCTAGCGCATGGGGCTTCCTGCGGCCTATCCTGCTTGAGAACGGAGGGTGGGCGTGTTTCAACAGCACCCCGAGGGGAAAGAATCACTTCAAGGCGCTTTTTGATCTGTCGCAAACCGAACCTGGCTGGTTCAGCCAGTTGCTCACGGCACAGGATACGGGCATTTTCACGCCGGAACAGTTGGCGTCCGAGTTGCGCGAGATGCAGGCAGAGCATGGCGACGAGTACGGCAAGGCACTGTGGTTGCAGGAGTATTTTTGCAGCTTCGACGCAGCACAGCCGGGTGCTATTTGGGCGGATTGCATCGTCAAGGCTGAGGCGGAAGGACGGATAGGAGAGGTCAAACACGAGCCGGGGTTCCCGGTATTCACCGGATGGGACTTGGGGTTCGACGACGACACGGCGGTATGGTTCTATCAGGTCATTGGGGCGGAAATCAGGGTTATAGATTATTTTGATGACCGCCTAAAGGACATTGAATACTACGCCAACATGCTCAAATCCAAGTCAAAAGTGCATGGATACCAATACGGCACGCACTACCTGCCTCACGACGCCCGACCAAGGACGTTGGCGGCTGGCGGGAAGTCGATTTTGCAGCAGTTGATCGACTGCGACGTAGGCCGGTTCGTCATTGCGCCTCGGTTGGACGTGGAGGAAGGCATTCAGGCGGCAAGGGCGACGTTTCCGAAGTGCTGGTTTGACCGGAAAGCGACTGAGAAGGGCCGGGATTACCTCGTCGGCTACCGCAGGACGTGGGACGACGAGAAACGGGTGTTTTCCACGTCACCGTTGCATGATTTTTGCTCTCACGCGGCAGATGCATGGCGCTGCGTATCCACCACATGGAGACGCGCCAAGGCAGAAAGCCGCGAAATCGGCCCAATGGAGAAAATGATGGCCGGAAACGTCCATGCACTCAATTTCGGCCAGATCAAGAACGAGCATTTGCGACGGATGAGGGCTGCAAGGGAGGAAATGTAAGCGCTCACTTGCTTTTCGTATAAAAATGGTCTATTTTGTAGTTGTTAGGCGCTTATCCAAGGGATAACGCTGCAACCGAAAGGAGATAAAAATGCTTCCATTCATGTGGGCTGCGCAGGACAAGTCAATCGTCAAACCTGCTGCGGTCATGGTCAATGGCACTACCATCTGGACTGTCTCAGGTGGCCCAATCCAAATTATCTCCATCGGTTGTATCTGTGTTACAGCAAACGGCGCTACAGCATCAACCCTGCAATACTCCGCTGACGGCACGAATGGCGCTGCGACTACTATAACAGGCGCATCGGCTTCCCTCGCCAATGCTGCGGCAGGAACCATCGTCGTATCGGTTCCCGGCACCCTCGCAACCGCCCCGGCAGTCTACGCAAACGGCGTCGGCATTGCCGGTACGGTCGGCATCATCGTTCCGGCAGGCATCATCACTACGGTTGTTGGTGTAGGATCAACTACCGGCACTTGGAAACAGTTCATCATATATCGCCCGCTGACTCCCGACAGCATTATTAACGGCTGATAGACATGGCGAAGCGCAAAGAAGAACGCAAGGCTGGCGAACCGGCAAGCGAGGTTCGTTATTGGTTAGGCGAAATAGCTTCGGCAAAGCGGAGAGAAAAGGATTATAGAAAAGATGGACAGGAAATCATAGAGATTTATTCTGGAAAACGTCAGGATGAGACGCCCTTCAATATATGTTTTTCAAATGTAGAGACCCTGCTTCCCGCCCTGTTCTCCCAAGTCCCGCGACCTGTAGTTCAGCGCCGCTTCAAGGACGACGATCCGGTAGGCGCTGCATCGTCCAAGGCCGGACAGCGGATGCTGGAATACCTGTGCGACACCAACGTAGAAGGATACGAGACTTTTGAACAATCAGTCAGATACGCAACACTCGACGGGCTTCTGCCCGGCCGCGGTATCACGTCTATTAAATACGACGCGGACATTCTGGAAACAGGAGAAGAAGGATCAGTTCCGGTAGTCAATTGGGAGCAAGTCTACACGGAGACACGCGGATGGGACAGGGTGTATTTCGGCTACGCGAAGAAGTGGTCGAAAGTGCCTTGGATTGCCTACGAGGAATTCATCGACAAGGAGGAAGCGGAACGCTTGTTTGGCGCTGAAATTGCCGGGAAGATCACCTACACGCTTGGAGAGGATGACGATGACCCGGAAGAAAAAGGAACCGGAACTGGCGGTAGAGACGACGCCGACAACGAGCAAGGTGGCCGCAAAACCGCCCTTGTCTATCAAATCTGGGACAAGTCAGGCGGCAAGGTGGTGCGTTATATCTCACCGGCATACCACGACGGTTATCTCAAGGTCGAGGACGATCCACTAGGCATCACAGGGTTCTACAACTGCCCGCGCCCGCTGCAATTCATCGAGAAGTCGAACGACCTGCTTCCTACGGCGATGTACAAGCTGTACGAGAATCAGGCCAAGGAACTGAACAACCTCACGCGGCGCTTGCAGAAAGTCGTCAGTGCGCTGAAAGTGCGCGGCGCTTATGACGGCTCCCTCGGAAATGAGATCGAATCCATCCTAAAGGAAGACGACAACGCGCTGATTCCGACCGACAAAGCATCGTCGCTGATCGGAGAAGGTGGATTGGACAAGGCAATCTGGTTCATGCCGTTGCAGGAGTTGATGCAGGTTGCCGAGAAGCTGGTTGCAGCGCGTGAGCAATGCAAGCGCGTCATCTACGAGATCACCGGAGTATCGGACATCATTCGCGGCCAGTCGGTTGCAAGCGAGACGCTTGGAGCGCAGAAGATCAAGGAGTCGTGGGGAACCATGCGGCTCAAGCGGTTGCAGAAAGAAGTGCAACGCTACTCCCGCGACATGCTCCGCATCATGCTTGAGATCGCTGCCAGCAAGTTCAGCGTAGAGACATGGGCCAAGGCTACCGGCCTGCCGTTCGTCACGGCACAGCAAAAACAGCAAGCGCAGAAGATCATGCAGGCGCAGCAGATGCAGGCGCAGCAACAAGCCATAATGGCGCAGCAGCAAGGAATGCAGCCGCCGCCTCCGCCGCAACCTGACCCACAGATTCAGAAAGCTCTAGCCGCTCCTGTATGGGATGACGTGTTAGCGTTGCTGCGCGACGACATCCAGCGTGCCTATCGTATCGACATCGAGACGAACAGCACGGTTGATGTTGAGGCAACCGAAGATCAAAAGCAGATTGGCGACTTCATGAACGCGATGGGCCAGTTGCTTGCCGGACTGAATCCGATGGTCGAGTCAGGAACTATGCCGTTCGAGGGTGCCAAGGAGTTGATGCTTGCAGTCATCCGCCGCTTCCGCTTCGGTACGGAAGTCGAGGAACAGTTCAAGAACATGCAGGCTCCGCAAGGCAAGGGCAACCCAGAAGCGGACAAGCTGAAGGTAGAGATGGCTCAGGCGCAGCAGGACGCCAAGATGCAGATGGCCGAAGCGCAGCAGAAGGCGCAGATGGATCAGCAGGCGCTACAGGCTGAAATGCAGCAGAAGGTTATGGAGTTCAAGGCTGAAATGCAGCTTGAAATGGCGAAACTACAAGCTGAGAAGGAAGCGGAGAAACAGTCGCTTATCGCTGAACTTGCAATTGAGAAGGAAAAACTCATGATCGAGCAGCGCATCGAGCAGATGAAGGCGAACACGCAGCGCGATACCGAGTTGAAGAAAGCGGCGATGGCTGGTGCCGTACAGATCGAGATCGCCAAGATTGGCGCACAGGCTCAAGCCGCAACCGCATCGCAGGAATCAGAGCGCGAAGGCGCGGAGAAGGAAGGAAGCGATCAGATGATGGCCGCTGTACTTGAGACACAGGCGAAATTGCTTGCGACGCTGGCAGCGCCGAAGGTTGGAACGCTATCCAATGGCAAGCAGATCAGGATAGAGACGCAGGTATGACCGCCCTCCGCACCCACTACGAGCCGCACCTGGGCCGCTGGATTGTCGATACATGGGTCGTCCTGCTCCCGGCGCAGATGGAGTGCGCACGGCAGCACACGCTCAAGACGCAGCGGCAGCGGTACGCCAACATGCCGCCAGGCGACAAGCGCGACACCGTAGCGCAGTCGATAGATGCACTGGAGGCGGGCCGCATTGTGCGCCGCCCCATCCCGAAGACGCTGGAGAGTGAGGCGACCGTATTCGCCTCCACGCCCGGCACCGGCAAAATTTACGTAGGAGCATAAGCATGGCCCAAACTTTCCGCACCTATTGCGCTGGCGTGGCCTTCGCCGCGACCAAGAACATGCACGCCATTCTTAACGGACACGCAACGGAAATCCTCAAGATTCGCCGCATGGGACTCTCGAACGCGCAGACCGCAGCGGTGACCGGAGTCGTCTGCGCGATGGAGCACCGGTTGTATCGCACCGGCTCGCCCGGCCTGACCACGCCGACGGCCGTCACGCCGGTCTCGATGGACACCACGAACACCGCGCCGACGACGGCCACCTACGGGCACGCCGGCACCATCGCCGGCACGGCCGAAATCCTCAACGCCTGGATATGGTCGAGCGACGAGGCTGCGGTGAGTTCGGCGACTTCCGACGAACTGGAATGCCTGATTCCGCTGAACGTGATTTACGACTGGATACCGCATAGCGACGTGCAACCTGTGACCCTGCGGCAGACGCAAATGAACATGATCTACAACGTCTCTGGCGCGGCCGGACTGCTGCACAGCTATCAGGACTTCACCAAGGAATAAGCGGTGGACACCTTCACCGTACAGGACGCCGACGACCGGCGTCTGTTTTCTCAGGAGCTTCCGAACACGGCAGTAACCGGCCATCCGTACCTCGAACACGTCGCCCCGCTGGCGCTGTTCAACCCAACCGGCAGCGGCGTGACCGTGCGGGTGAGGCGGGCCGAGGTCATGCCGCTCATGGCGCAGACCACCACCACGCCGGGCAACTACGACCTGTACCGCATCACCGCCCACACCGGCACCGATGACGCCATCGCGGCCATGAAGCTGGACAGCAACAACGCCGCGCTGCCGTCTCAGGTGGTGCTGGCGCGTCGCCCGGCGACGGTGACGACCAGCGGCTCGCAATGGGATGGCGCGAGCGCCATCCCATTGGCCAACGATACCCGAGCCATGGGCTACGGCTTCGCGGCAACCCCCTGGGCGCAGAGACTGCACCGGCAGGACGCCACGACCGCCGAGCGCCAGCGCATGACCCTGCGCGAAGGCGAGGGCATTGCCGTGAGCCTGAACAACTTGACCGGGCTGGTCTATAGCTTCATGGTAACGCTCACCGTGCGGGTGGCGGCGACCGGGGCCTGTCACACCTACACCTTCCCGGTGACGCCCGCCGTCCTGCCGCTGTTTTCCCTGCTCAACGGCAGCGGATCAGGCGTGGTGCTGGAGGTCGTATCTCTGGCTTACCAAGAGATTGGCACGGATGTCATCCCGCAGATTGCGCTGGAGCCCATCGACGGCATCGGCGACGGCGACACGCTGACGCCAGTCCCGTTGGATTCAACCGCCAGCATCGGAACAATCGTAGCGAAGCGAAACGCAAAAATCCTGATGCGCGGTGCCAAGCATGGCGCGCTAATCTCGGTTCCGCACGAACAATGGCAAGTCCCGGTCGGCTTCGGCACCGGGCCGGGGCTGGCGAACCTGACGAGCGACTTCCCCTTCTTCCGGCAGGCGAAGCCCTACCCGAATGAACTGGACATCGTGTTGCGCGAGGGCGAGGGGATTGCCATCACCTACAAGAACGCCGGCAGCTTGGGCCGCATGCGTCACGTCATCACCTTCACGATGGATGGCCCGGTCTATCCAGCCGAGGCCGACGTGCGCGATGGTGAATTCTATGGGCCGAACGGCACCGATTATGAGGGCTCGCTGGTAGTGAGCGGCGGCGGCAATACCTACAGCCGTGGGCGAGTCGTAAATGCGTAAGGCCAAGCAATCGACGGCAAAGAACGTCATGCTGCTGATGGTCGACTCTGCCGACCACATTACCGGCAAGACGGGCTTGACGCTGACGATCACCGCCAGCAAGGATGGCGCGGCCTTCGTCTCGATCTCGCCTGCCGTGACCGAGCGCGGCAGCGGATGGTACAGCGTGGCACTGACGGCGGCGCACACCGACACCCTGGGCGATCTGGCGCTGCATGTCACGGCAGCCAGCGCCGACCCGGCGGACATGGTGCTGTTAGTAGAGGCCGGCGCGACGGATGCCGATGTGAGTTCGCGGCTGGCGACGGCGGGATATACCGCTCCCGACAACGCCACCATCGCCGCCATCGCGCTCTACACCGACAGCATCGAGAGCCGGCTCCCTGCCGCGCTGGTGGGTGGCCGGATGGATGCCAACGTGGGGGCCGTGAATGGCCTTGTCGTGGATGGAGCAGGAACCGAAGCCGATCCGTGGGGGCCTGCCTGATGGCTTCCGCATGGGGAAAGAGTTGGGCCTCTGCGTGGGGGAATTCATGGGGCGTAATACAAGCTGCGGCTGAAGAAATCCTTGCCGGAGCAGGATACCCGATAAGGATACACAAGCAGAAACCGCACGTTCGCATTGACGACATTGTTGAACGCACGATGCGCGAGTTGTACGAAGGCATCACAGCAACCGCGCCGCAGCAAGTCAAGAAGCAAGCGGCGAAGATCGTCAGGCCGCATATCGTAGTTGGCGTCAAACCGGCAACGATACCGCCAGCCAGCATCATTGATTGGGCCACATTGGAGCGTGACGCGGCAAGGGTATCTGCCCTACTGGCACTATGGCAGGAGCAGATGGAGTCGTTGGAAGACGAGGAAATGCTGCTGATGTTGATGGCGGCGTAAGGAGAAGATCATGGGATGCAAAGGCAAAAAACCGAAGCCGCCAAAGAGGTAAGTGATGCCAGTTTACGAACACCTGTGCGAGAAAGGCCACAAGTTCGACCGCTACCTGAAGCTGGCCGAACTAGACCAGCCGCAGACATGCGAATGCGGCGGTGCAGCAAAGCGGATAATCTCGCCCGTCATGTTCAGCATTGACGCTACGAATTTCCCGGCCTACCAGTCGCCAACGACGGGGCGGTGGATAACGTCCAAGACGCAGCGCCGCGAGGACATGAAGGCATCAAACTGCGTGGATTACGAGCCTAGTCTGAAAGATGAGCAAACTAGGCGTATCGCCAGAGAAGATGCAGAACTTGAGAAGAAGGTAGACGAACACGTTGAAAAGACGATTTACGAGATGCCAGCGCCAAAAAGAGAGAAATTGGCCGCAGAAGTTGAGCATCTTGACATTGCCGTAACAAGGGCTTAGTCTAAGTAAGCACTAACTAACTTTAGGAGGAAGCATGTCAGACGAAGCAGCGGTTGCCGACAGCGGCCAAGATACCAGCGATCAAGGCGGATTTGATATAGATCAAGCGTCAAACGACTTGGCCGGTGACTTGTTTCCTGCTTCGGAAAGAGAGGCATCCGACGATGCAGAAGATACGGGTACTGATGCAATCACGGAACCTGCTGATACTGAGCAGGCAACTGAACCGGCAAAAGATGGCGCTTCCACAGACGATGCGGCCAAGGCCGACGTTACGGCAAAGCCAGCCCCAAAGACATGGCCCAAGGAAATGCACGAACATTGGGGCAAAACTCCCAAGGAAGTGCAGGACTATTGGGAAGTCCGCGAGAAGCAAATGCTTGACGGACTCGAACAGTACAAAGGTGATGCGGTATATGGGCGTCAAATGCGGGATGCAGTTGCGCCTTATATGGCGCTTATCCAAGCGCAGGGCATTGATGCGCCGAGAGCGGTTCAAACCCTCCTGAACGCGCATTACAAGCTTTCCGTATCTTCCCCATCTCAAAAAGCTCAGTACATGGGCTATCTCGCAAAGCAATACGGTGTCGATTTAGGGCAACAAGTGACGCAGGACGGCACACAAGAGCAAGCCGATCCACGCTTGATTGCTTTGCAAGACGAATTGCACCAACTGAAGCAGGTTATCCATTCCGGCAGCGAACAACAACTCAATGCCGAACGTACCCGCATCAGTCAGGAAGTGAATACCTTTGCGTCCGATCCGGCGCATCCATACTTCGACGAAGTTGCCGATGACATCATTGTGATGCTCAAGACTGGTTTGCCGTTGAAGGATGCTTATGATCGGGCGGTATGGGCAAATCCCGGCACTCGCGCCAAGGAAACCGCAAGGCTTCAGACAGAAGCCAAAGCGGAAGCCGACAAGAAGGCGAGAGAGCAGGCAGAAGCAGCAAAGAAGGCAGCATCAACGAATATCCGCAATCGTGACACCCGTAGGACTCCTACAGAGCAGCCGAAAGGAACGATGAGGGACTTGGATAGCGCAATGAAAGAAGCAATGCGCGAAATCAAAGCACGTACTCATTAACTCTGAAAGGAGCCAATTATGGCCTCGCCTAACAGCACTTTTACGGAACTGGTCACTTCGACCTTCCGTAAGGTTCGGAAGGATGTCAAAGACAACCTTTCCAACCGCAACGCCCTGCTCAAGCACATCTACAAGCGCGGAAATTACCGCACCGAAGATGGCGGACTTACTATCGTCTGCCCGCTTGACTACACGACCAACAGCACTTACCAACGGTTGACCTTGGCGTTTTGCGCCTAACTAGCCGCTTTGGATGCCAACATAGAAATGTAGTAAGGGCGATCAACGTAAGCCATTTTCCATAGATTGCACTTACGACATAGGGTTTGAGAGTTTTCTTTGATGTTAATGCCACCAGCAACGATAGGAATGATGTGATCCAACTCAAGACCATCGGTAGTTTCACACCAAGCGCAACAGGCTGCTTTCCAGTTCGCCTTTTGCCAGGGAGTGAATTCTCGCCTATGTCTTGGGCTATCACTAAGCTTCGGCTTCGTGAGTGCGGCGATCATCTTGTCACGGTGAAGAAACCAGCGGGTTTTGAGTGCGGCAGAAATAGCCGCCCTATGCTCAAGACTGGGCTTCCATCCAGCGGGCGGGCCGGGTCGTTTCGGTCTAGCCAAGTTGCTATTGGTAACAGCGTCTCTGTTCTCTTGCGTAGGGATTCGTCCCCAAGCCGGATTGTTTTCGCCGCTAAAAGCCTTGCTCTTGCACTCGGATTTACCGCAAGTCTTGGTTATGCCGCGAGCTATAAAACTAGCCTTCCGGTAGAATTCAGCACCGCAAATGATGCAGTTGAACATTGCACCATTCTTGCGGTACGGCCTAGCACCAACGCCGCTGTCTTTGCGCTTCCTCATGTTGCCTCCATTGAAAAACCGGGTGAATTCGGTGGAACACTTAATGTTATCAACGATACACTGTCCCAAACATTAAGTCAATACCGAGCCAAGCCGCTTGCGAAAGCAGCGGAAGGTGTAACGACTAACGCATGGAGCCTAACCCGCGAAAGCGGCATGGCGGTAAAGCGACACGAGCCCCCGGCCCGCAAGGGAAGATATAGTCTGGACTATGGGGTGACCCATAGAAGTGCGGATAAAGAGCCGCACGATAACATTTTCGATAGTGACTGGGACTTGCTGAATATCCAGCAATCCGACGTTATCAGCGCCGCAGAGTACCAATGGCGGCAGATTGCGGTCAACGTGGTTGCTTCCGGTCGTGAGCAGCGCATCAATAGCGGCGAATCCCGTATTTTCTCGCTGGCGAAGGCCAAGATGAGGAACGCGATTCGCACCTTCAACAACTCGTTCTCGTCAGACCTGTACAGCGACGGCACGGCTACCAACCAGATCAACGGTCTCCAAGCCCTTGTTGCCGATGCCGGTACTGGTACTGTTGGTGGAATCAACTCCACTAACTTCTCGTTCTGGCAGAACACCATTTTTGACTGTTCGGCCAACTCTGTGACTTCCAGCGCGACGACCATCGAGAACAGCATGATGCTTCCGCTGTGGCTGAACCTTGATCGTGGCCCGGATGACCAGCCTGACCTGATTGTGATGGACAACACGTACTACAAGTACTTCGAGGCTTCGCAGACTTCCATCAAGCGTTATATGGATGCCAGCAACGCCAACGGCGGGCTTGTCTCGCTGAAGTACAAGAACGCGGATGTCTATTTCGACGGCAACAGCGGCATTCCGGACAAGCACGCTTACTTCCTCAACACTAACTATATCGAGCTTGTGGTTCACCGCGACGCCGATATGGAAGTGCTGGAAGATCAGCGCCCGATCAACCAAGATGGCTCGGTGATCCCCATACTATGGATGGGGAACTTGACGTTGTCCAATCGCAAACTTCAGGGCGTCATTGTCGAGTAATCGGACAGAAAGGAGAAAATCATGGCTTATGCAGTTACCAATCTGGCTGGTGCTCAACCCATCGCCAATACCTCTACCGAGCAGAAACACGTGCTTGGAACCATTGTCCGCGCTTGGGACCCCACGTATGGCGAGGGCGAATTCATCTATCTGCTTGGCGTGGCAAGCACGGCTGTAGGCTCTATCGTCACTTTCGATGCCAGCACGTATCAAACCGTGCTGTGCGCTGTTGGTGGCAATATCCCGCGCCCGATTGCGGTTGCGATGTCTGCCAACGTGGCGGCTCAATACGGCTGGTATCAGATTAGCGGTCAAGCCGTTTGCGCCAAGACTTGCACCATCTCTCTTGCGGCTGGCGCGGCTGTCGGCGTACTGACAACCGGCCTTATCGCGGGTACTGGTTCCGGCAAGGAAATCCAAGGTGCGGCTGTTGCGGCTGTTGCTTCGGCAACCGCTGGCCGTACCACGGTCAAGGTGATGATTGCCCGTCCGCACAAGCAGGGACGCATTACCTGATGTTGTAGTGTGCTACCCCTGCTATGCGGGGGTAGTGCAAAACATCATCGGAGGACAAATGCAGCTTCCTTACGCAAATCTGCAAATCAAGCACCAGAATCCCGGTGCAACGATGCCGCTGATACTTCCTGTTCAAGTTATCTGCAATACGTCAGATGACGAGATTTACAGAAATATCAGAGAGAACTCGCACAATCATGGGAATTGGGTCAACGTATCTGCTCCGCACGATGGAATTGCAATCCTTTGCGGTTCCGGCCCGTCACTTGCTGATACTTTGCAGGAAATCCGCGCCAAGAAAGAAGCTGGCGGGAAAGTATTTGCAATGAACGGTGCGGCAAGGTTTCTTGCAGAGCATGGAATCATGCCGGACTATCAGGTAATCATTGACGCCAGAGAGCAGACTGCCGATCTTATTGGGCCTGCCAAGCATCATCTGTTTGCTTCACAGGTTCATCCTGAGTGCTTCCGCAGAGTTCCAACCGCTCAACTATGGCATTTGCAAGTTGGCAATATCGAGAATGAGTTTCCAGAATACACAGATGCGTACTGCCTTATAGGGGGCGCTGCATCTGTAGGTAATACAGCTACGTGCCTAGCGTATGCGATGGGATATCGTAACTTGCAAATCTATGGATACGACTCGTCAAATCGTGATGGCGCTGGGCATGCTTTCAGTCAACCAATGAACGATGGCGATCCATGCGCCCATGTTATGTTTAACGGCAAGGAGTACATTGCCAGTCTGACGATGAAATTGCAGGCTGAAAAATTCCAAGAAACATCAAGAGCATTGCAAGAAAGCGGATGCCATATAGAAGTTCATGGAAGCGGTCTGCTTCCTGATATGTGGAATACGCCAATTGAAATGCTGTCTGAGCAGGAAAAATACCAGCGCATGTGGGGGTACGATGCATACAGGACAGTTTCACCAGGCGAAGAATGTGTAAATACGTTTCTAGAACTCTGCAAACCTGACGGACTTGTCATTGACTTTGGTTGCGGAACAGGCCGTGCAGCCATTAGGATCAAGGAATACGGATGTTTTGTTCAGTTGATCGACTTTACTGACAACAGCCGTGATCCAGAGGCTATGGAATTGCCATTCAGGCAACATGATTTGACTGAATCTATCTCATTGATGGGTAAGTATGGGTATTGCACGGATGTAATGGAGCATATTGAACCTGAGAAGATTGATGTTGTAATCAAAAATATTATGGATGCGGCAAAAACCACATTCTTCCAAATCAGCACGATTCCAGATTCTATGGGGGAGATTATCGGGCAACAGTTGCATCTGACCGTCAGGCCGCATTCGTGGTGGAATGATAAATTCATCGAATTGGGCTATGATGTAAATTGGCAACATGAAGGAGAAATTGCCTCAATGTTTCTAGTGAAACGCAAGTCTTTACTGTAAGGAGATCATCATGGCTATCACAGGCGCAGCCCTTCAAGCGGCTCTCGGAACAAAAGAAACCAATGCAAAAGTAGTCAAGGAATTTGGCGTTGTCAGTACGTTTCAGGAATGGTATGTAGAAGGCAATGTTGATGCTCCGGGTAAGGCGAAGCTGATTCGCACTACCGCCGCTGACAATGCCGCTACGCAAGCCGCTGCTGTACTTACCGCGCTTCGCGCATAAGGAGGAACAATGTCAGTCGGAGAATTGATTAGCCGTGAAGAACGTCCTGCCTATGTCCGTTTCGAGCGCCGCCCGATGGAGGACAAGGCCGCATCCATCCGCGAAGGTCGCTACGTTGCAAAGGACGTTGATTTTGCACTTGTGACGCCGCCGTACTCGAAAGATTGCGTTGAGTACAAGGTGGAGCAATGGCTTATCAACATGGAGCGCAACGTGCGTGACGGGCGCATTCCTGAAAAGTGGGCCGATCAATGGAAGGCGTCATACAAAAGCTGGAAGAACGGGCAGGAAATGCCGCTGAGTGGTACTCCGATCAAAGGATGGGGCGTCCTGTCCCCTGCGCAACAGCAAACTCTGATCGCCATGAACTGCCTGACGGTAGAGGACTTGGCTGGCATCAACGACGAGGGACTGCGCCGCATCGGAATGGGTGCAGTGGAATTGCGTGATAAGGCTAAGAACTGGCTGGCATCCATGAAGGATCACGGCGCTGTTACCGTGCAACTTGCCGCGATGGAGCAGGAGAACAGGAATCTTGCTACCACGGTTGAATCACTCAAGGCGCAGGTAGAGGCGCTGAAGAACATGATTCCGCGTCAGCCTGAAATAGTGCAGGTTGAACGTGAGCCGGAAATCAGCGCGGCTGAGTTACTTGGGGATGACCAAGTTATCGAAGAACCGAAGCGGCGCGGGCGTCCGCAGAAGGTTCAGGAAGCGGTGATTTGACATGAGTTTACTGACAATCGTTCAACGCTTCTGCCGTCGTACAAACTTGACTGTTCCTGCAACTGTCTATGGTACGTCCGACCCGCAGATCAGGCAGATCATGTCGTTGCTGGAGGAAGAAGGGAACGATTTGTCAGGTCGTGGCGACTGGAACGAATTGACGTTTCAGGCTACCCACACTACCACCGCAGCAGAGGATCAGGGCGACATCGACAGCATCGCCACTAATGGATACCGATACATCAAGAACAACACGTTTTGGGATAGAACGCTTCAGGAGCCGGTCTACGGCCCGTTGAACGATCAGGACTGGCAAGCCATCAAGTCTATGACAGTAACTGGCCCGCGATACCAATGGCGCATCCGTGGTGGGCATTTACTGTCCAACCCTGTCCCGACTGCCGGACATACATGGGCATTCGAGTACGTTAGCTGGAACTGGATGACGGATTCTACCGGCGCAACGTATCGGCAATACTTTGCCGCAGATGGTGACTTGCCGCTGCTTCCAGAGGAAATCCTTACGCTCGGACTCCGCTGGCGCTGGAAGAAGGAAAAAGGATTCGACTACGCAGAGGACTTCCGTACCTATGAAAGCATGGTCAAGGATGCGCTAGGGCGTGATGGCGGAAAGCGCACTTTGAATATGGGCGGCGAAGGTGAAAGCAAGACTCCACGAGTGTTCATCCCCGCTGGATCGTGGATCACTCCATGAGGCAAGCATTAGCACGCAAGGCTGCACCGAGAACGCGCATCAGTCGTTCTATGTCGTATCCTGCCCCGGTAAAGGGATGGAACGAGCGCGATTCGCTTGCCGACATGCGACCGGATCACGCAATTATCCTGAACAACTTTTTCCCAAAGACAAGCTATTGCGAAATTCGCGGCGGCAATTCCAGCCATGCCACAGGCACAACCGGCAACATCAAGACGCTGGCCGTCTACAACGCTGTGAATGGCACGAATACGATGTATGCCTATACAGCAAGCGGAATTTATGACGTGTCTTCCGCTGGCGCTGTTGGTGCTTCAAAGCTTGCAAGAACAAACGGCAAGCATCAATGGACGATGTTCGGTGATGGCACAAGCAACTGGCTGATTGCTGTCAATGGCGTGGATAAGCCTGCTTACTATGACGGCTCGACATGGACTGCGGTCGATGGTGCCACATCCCCGGCGCTGACCGGCCTTACGACGACAAGCATCATCAGCCTGTTCGAGTTCAAGGGTAGGCTCATCTTCCTTGAGAAGGATTCGCTGTCGTTCTGGTATCTCGCCGCTGGCGCTGCCGGTGGTGCGCTGACCAAGTTCGACATGGCTGGAGTCGCCAAGAAGGGCGGCTACCTGATGGCGGGCGCTACATGGACATTCGACGGAGGCTCCGGCCCTGACGACCGCGCCGTGTTCGTAACCAGCGAGGGCGAGGTCATCATCTACGCCGGAACGAACCCGTCTAGCTCAACTTCGTGGGCGCTGACGGGCGTGTTTGACCTTGGCAAGCCGCTTGGCCGCAGGTGCATGCAGAAGGTGGCGGGCGACCTGGTTGTAATCACCGAGAACGGTGCTTACCCGCTCTCCAGCGCCTTGCAATCAGCCATCGTGGATAACCGCGTTGCGCTGACGAACATCATCGAGAAAGCCTTCACTTCAGCCGCCAGAAGCTACGGCAGTCAATGGGGGTGGGAAGCGATTGTGTATCCGGCGCAGTCGGCCATGATTTTCAATATCCCAATCGCAGAGGATGGCACGCATCAGCAGTACGTGATGAACACGATCACGAAAGCATGGTGCCGATTCACGAATTGGGATGCTGAGACGTTCGCCGTATTCAACGGGCAGCTTTACTTCTCCAGAGGAACGGCAGTCTATAAGGCGTGGAGCGGAACTTCAGACGCAGGAAGTAATATCATCGCTTACGGCAAGACTGCTTTCTCCTACTTCAAAGACATGGGATCGGAAAAACGGTTTTCCATGTTCCGTCCCGTACTTGCCGCGAACGGAAGCTTGTCATTCTTGACTGATATTGATATTGACTTTAATGATACTCAAATCACAGGACAAGCATCATACACGGCAATCTCAGGTGGGCAATGGGATGTAAGTAATTGGGATGAGGCATTTTGGGCGGCTGGCATGGAAGTGCTCAAAGAATGGACTTCGCCTGACGAGGACGTAGGCAGATGCGCTGCTGGCAAAATAAAGATTGCGACGAACAGTTTGACGGTGCAATGGCTGTCCTGCGACTGGATTTATGAGACAGGAGGGCCGCTTTGAGCCTTGAGTTCGCCATCGAGCCTCTGGTAACTGTATGGGATGAGCTTGTCAGGAACGCATGGGAGCATTGGCAGGAAACTGAGATGTTTAAACGCGGGGAACAGTTCAGCCCGAAATACGAGCGATACGCGAGCTATGGGCCGCAATACATTGTTTTTACTGCAAGAAATGATGGCGAATTGGTAGGAAACTGCGGCATGTATATCATGCGCTCGATGCACACGCAAAAGCTGGTGGCGAACGAAGATACATGGTTCTTGAAACCTGAGTACCGCAAGGGCAGAAACGCCATCAAGTTCTACAAGTTTGTCGAGGACGACATGAAGCGGCGCGGGGTTGAGAAAATCACCATGACCGCCGCTCCCTATAACGGGGCTTGCCGCATCATGGAATACCTCGGGTATGGGCTGGATAAGCATTGCTACAGCAAGGCTTTACAGACCGATTGAATTGATCTAGTATTGCTAGTGAGGGGCCGACAGTCCCGATAACGGCAATCGTTATGGAGACTGTGAAATGTGTTACGACGCCCCCGATCCCCCTGACTACGGCGCAGCCGCAACGGCACAGGGCGCTGCAAACGTAGAATCCGCAGTAGCCGGTTCTCGCCTCAACAACCCGAACGTAATCAATCCTTACGGCTCTCAGACGTGGGTTGAGGGGGCTACAGACACGTCTCGCCCGACGATGGTTCAGGAACTAAGTCCTGA